ATTAAGGTCATCTTCTTCTTCAGTCTCATCAGATTCCATAACCATAGTTTGTTTTGCCATAGCAGCAACAACTTTTGCTGTATCAGTAAGATCTGCAACTTTTAATTTAAGTTTCTTAGCGATTTCAGTAGCTGCAGCCATTGCATCTTCTTTAGTCATTTTCTTTCCAGCTTTCTTAATATCAGTAGGAAGAACTTTTGCCATTGCTTCAACAGCAGCTTCATTGATTGCATCTAATGAAAAGTCGTGAGCACTTTCAACTAACTCAGACTCGAACATTGCAAATGATTTTAAATATGTCATTGTTTTTATATTTTTTATTTGTCTTATATATCTTTTTGGATTAAGAAGCTACGTCATTCCAGTAGTCTGCTCTAAATGTGAATCCTGAGATAGTAAATTTATCTGTAGAGTTATAATCAAACTCTATTGCATTAATGTTAGTTGTAGGCCATACAACATCAAATGTATAACGTCTAAAAACATCTCCTTGACGGTTATATGCTTCTACGACCATAGGCCCTCCTGCATAATCCTTTTTAAGACTCATTTCACCTGTAAGAGGATTGAATATTCTTCTACACCATTCTTTTAATCCGTTGTACATATACATTGAATTAGCATCATCTAAGTTGACCTCAAAATCTACTGCGATATCAACGAATGTTTGATCTAGTTTAGCATTTGAATAAGAACGTGTCCATCCTTTATAAGTTTGTTGAACACCCGCAGGTGGAGTTTTATCAACGTCAAGACCTGAAACTTTTATAACTTGCTCCATTAGTAACGGAGTAGTCCAGTTAGGTAATCCAGCTGGCGGCTGCATTGTAATTTCAAACAGGTTTAAGTAAACCGGTTCGAATTTATTCATAGCCGCTGTGGAATTTCTATAGTGTGGTAACTTTGCCATGCGTTATCTTTTTTTAGTATTTATCTTTTTTGTTCAGTAATTTATTAAGAAACTGTGAAACCACCTGAAGAAATTCCTCCAGTTTTGAATACAGTTACTCTATTGATAAATTTCTGAGCTCCTCTTGCTGGTTCAATACCAACGTCAATGATTGCGAAATTCTGATCTATAATATCCGGAGTATTGTTAGATTCATCCATTATTGTAGAATAGTCATATATACCACCGCCAGATCTTACATTATCAAGATAAGCATCCACTATTGATTTAATTTGCAATCTCAATGATGGGTCATTAAACTCATAGATAAAGTTTGCTAATATGTCTTCAATTGATTCTTCAACTGTAATAAGAAGATCTCTTACATGTAAGTTATTGAATGCAGAAGGTGTTTTTTGATATGCAGATTGATTACCGAAAATCATAAATCCAATACCTCTTCTGAAAACTATTGGGTTCCAACCAAATGGTTCCAAATAGCCTCTATCATTATCTGTAAAGTCGTATTCTAAACCAACTAATTTAGGATTAGAAAGAACTCCACGTCTTGGTCCAGCAACTATTGAATAAGGTTGACCATTGATGAATTTTCTTATGAAATTATTAGATACATCTGCAGCAGGAGGAATTGAGAAGTTTTTGTTGTTTTCTCTTATCACCAAGAATGGCGCAAAGAAACCAGAGAACTTAGCTCCATGATCTTCATCCGGCATTGAATATGTAAATGATGGTCCTAGTGAAAGGTTACCACCTTCAGCAATATATCTTGTGTTTAATAATGGCTTTGGATTAGCAGATGTAACAGGATCCGTAAATCTAGGATCTGTGCTCTTAATAAATTTCTTAATAGAAGGAGCATTCATTATAGCTAGACATTTCTGTCTTCTCATAGCCAAGTTAGTAATGTATATTTTACCTCCAGATTGTGTTTGTAAACCACCATCAAATGTGTCTACTATGTATCTGAATGCAATGATGTGTCTACTAGATAATCCTTCTGATAAATTAGAAACACCTGGATCAAGCATACCCAATATTTCAGATAAACGGCTTTCAGAACCATCTGGTTTATGAGCAGCAGTCATTTTAAAACCTGCTAAGTAAGTGAACTGATAATTAGTAGCAACTTCTTGAACAGCTTTAAATCTTGTGATTGCAGTACCCATATTGATATCAGCCAGTCTTTGATTAACAGCTATTTCGTATTTACCTGTATATGTTCCAGAATTAATTTTTTTCTTAGAAATAATTCTAGTCAAAATATAATCTGCAATGTTTCCAGTATTTAGAGGATCAGATACTAAGAATTGACCTACTTGAACTTTAGATTCATCAACAGCCTCAACATAACATTTAGTAAATGATGGATTAAATCCTGTTACTGTTAATGTAGAAGAATAATCTCCAACTAATGAATAAACTCTAAAATCTCCTACTAATGAACCTGTAGGATCTGTACAATCAGTGAATGACCAGCTTCCAGTATATCCTATAGTAAGTTCAGGATCTCTAAAAGCTTTAACAGTTACAATAGATACTGCGTCAGCGTCTTTGCTGAATGCTGCAGTTAAATATAGTGGTTGAAGACCATTAGTTATTGTATAAGTTTTATCTCCATCTGCTAGAATACCATTTTTGAAAGCGATATATGCAGGAGAAAACTCATATCCTGTGTAATAGCTTTGACCAGTAATTGATGTATATTTGAATACATCAGGGCTTGGTGTAAAGCTAAATGAATTTAATGTTGTGCTTATATCTATTACATCGAATTTTGAACCAGCAACTCCAAAAGTAGATTCCCAGTAAACGGTGTAGAAAGTTGTTAAATTAGTTAAATTAGTTGCACCATTGAATTCAGCATTAGTAGTATCTACAGTTATTTGAGTATTAGTTCCAGTTAAACCTGTACCAGTTACTCTAAAATAGTATCTAACTCCAGTATTTTCAGCTAAAATCCAATCTCCTATATTTAGATCAGTGTTTGCAGCTGTACCTCCTACGACAATGTATGATGCACCTTTTCCTAAAACTAATGCATTTTTACCTACTGTAGTTCCTTCTGAAACTTTATCAGGATGAGAAATTCCAAGTTTTAATCTTACATCAGATCCTACTAATTCTTCAGTTCTAGAAGTTATTGTAGCATATTGTGTAGCACCAACTGGTCCTTCCAATGCAATAGATGATCCAGGAGTTAGAGAAGATAAATATCCGTACTGAGTAGTAGAAAATGCTTCTTTTCTTATAACTAATTTGTTGTTGAATTTCCCTTCGTTACCAGCCCCATAGTAGCTTTCAAAGTAAGCAGCTTTAGTTGGTAAATTCAATGAATAACCATTTGTTACAGCATTATAAGCAGCTCCTGTAGAACCTGTTCCGCCAGGTAAATTGGTAGATGCACTAGGTCCTAGATTAAATACATATGAATTTGTATTTGCAATTGCCTGAGAAAAATCTAAATTTTCATTAGATGTAAAATTGTATGACAAGAAATTAACCGTACCTGTGTTTTGATTAATAAGAGTATGACCTATTGTATCTATTCTACCAGCAGATGTTGTATCTGCAGGATCGTAATCAGCCATAGCATCTCTATCTAATGCACAGAATAAACCAGTTGTAGCAACTCCTGCATTAACGATAGTATCAATCGAATAATTAACACCATTGTTATCTACTAAATCAGGTATTAAACAACCTTGGAAACTTCCAAGACGAGTAATATACGGTGAGTTAAGGAACGCAGCAGTTTGGCTCTTTATTATACCTTGTGAATTAAAGTATAATGAGAAGTTAGGATCTGTGCTTAATGTATTATAATCAGTCCAGTTACCAGCAACAATATCTATATTTACAAAATAATCTGATATGTAATCAAATTCTCTTACAAATGATGGTACGTTTCCAGCTCCAAACCAATCTCTAGCCGGAACATTAAATCCTGTAAGATCTCCTGTTTTGCTAACTATGATACTATAAGGAGATTGACCTAAATTTACAAAATTAAGTAATTTCCCTGCATTCACAGAGTTATTTTCAACATTAGCTAAAAAGTATGAAGTGTCTGGAAAATAGAATCTTTCCTTATTATAGAATGAACTATAAAGATCTGAATCTAATACACCGTTTGCTTCTGTTGTGCTCATAGAGAAACTTTTATAAGTATCTAAATCAACACCACTAGAAGTTATGTCATCATTTAATTTAACTAATGATAATGCGAAACAAGGTCCTGTTTCAAGACAAGTGAACAAACTTCTGTGGAAGAATGAGCCTTTATTTTCAAGGTCTTTATCAATGTCGCCAAATATTCGTCTTGCCGTTTTCACGTCAGGACAATATACAGGAGCATTAATTGGTCCTTTTTTAGAGAATCCCACTACCAATCTCGTTGTTTGAGTATTGAGAACGATGCTCTCTGATGCGTCAAACTCTACTGTGTAGATGCCTGATGCTTTAAACTGGCTTAAATCCAATCTTATTTTTGCCATGTCAGAGTATAATTTTTATTTCCGATTTCTTTAACTATATATCTCACTCTTTTATTATTTTTCTCACAGGATATCCTTGAGATAACTTAAAGAGCTATCGTCTTTCTTAATATCGGATTCCAAAAGCTTTATTTGTATTGATTTCTTGATTTTTTCATCTAAAGTATCGTGGATATCTTCTACCATTTCAGTATAAGTCTCTGAAAGTACAAATGGTACTAAATTTACACATGTCATGGCTATATCGTCGTGGCCTGACTGTGAAGAGTACGTGCCTTTGTTGTTGATACCGAAATCATTCATCTCATCGAATGTTTGCTGTTCATTTAAAATAATCCGTTTTTCCAAAACTAATTTTCTAAATTCTCTACAGTAAAATATTTTATTGTTTTTGTGTATTTTTATTCCCAATGAATAGTGTCTAGTCTTTTCATTATGCCTAGTATGTAAAAATAATTCTTCATAGAACTCTTCATTCTTAGTCATTCTCTCTACAAAGTAATCTCCTTTAAAATTCATCTCTAGTCCAACTCTTACTATATCAGGTCCAAAAACTTTAAATAATAGAATATCGCAAACTTTTGCAAGTTCTTCTGCTCCTGATTTATTAGATCTATATGTGCCTACTTGATACAATCTGAATAAACCGGATTCATCTTCAACTCTATCCCTTCTCATCTTTCTTATTGAAGCTTGACTCATGGGTATTATTTTGAAAATGTTTATGACACTGTAATCCTTTCCTGCGCCGTCAGCTATATCTATAGAGAATACAAACCTATCAGTTCTCTTATCAATCTGATCCAAATTGAATTTAGGATGCCATGTGAGATCTTTATAATCAGTGTCATCGTATTCAAAATCCATTAGCTGTCTCCATGTATACGTGACAACTCTTTTCTTCATTGCTCTAAGAGCATCTCCGCCTAACAATAACTTATCTCCGGCTAAAAATTGGTTCCCATACTCTTGATTGAATAATTCTTCCGATCCTAA